AACTACAAGCACAATTGGGACAAGCACAGTTACATTAAGTGGTGCTCAGTTAGGCTTTCAAAGTTTTATTGATGGTGTAGGAGCAGGTAATTCAACTTATTACACTATTGCTTTAGGCAATCAGTGGGAAGTTGGTATTGGCTCGTTAACGAACGCTACAACTTTTACAAGAGATTCAGTTATCTCTAGTTCAAACACAAGTAATTTAGTAAATTTTTCATCAGGAGTAAAAGATATATTTTGTGCACTACCTGCAACATATACTCCATCTCCTGTAATGGAAGCACAAAAATTTGTAAATACACACGCTACATCAATTACTGAAATTCAAACAATAGAATCAGGAGTACTTGCAGGTCCAGTGACTTTGACAAGTGCTTTAACTGTAACAGGAACTTTGGTAGTAATATAATATGTCTAAAATAGAAGTAAATCAAATAGCATCTCAAATAGGAGGAGTATTAACTATTGGTGCTTCTGGAGACACGGTTTCTTTAGCTGCAGGGGCTTCTCAATCAGGTTTTGGAAGATCAGGATCAGTTAATTGGGATACAACAAAAAAGACTGCAAACTTTACAGCAGTTTCAGGAAATGGTTATTTTTTAGATACAACTACAACAACATTAACAATAACACTTCCAACAACTCCAAGTGCTGGAGATATTGTAGCAATAGCAGATTATGCAAATACATCAGCTACAAATAATATTACAGTTGGTAGAAATGGATCAAATATTAATGGAGAGGCAATAAATGGAACAATTAAAGTTAATGGTCAAGTTTACACATTAGTATATGTAGATACAACAGAAGGTTGGAAAACTGTTAATCAAACATTTAATCAAATTACAACTGCAGCATTCGTAGCAGCAACAGGAGGAACAGTAACATGTTGTGGAAATTATAAAATTCATACATTTACAGGACCAGGAACTTTTACAGTTTCATGTGCAGGTAATCCAGCAGGTTCAACAACAGTAGATTATTTAGTAGTAGCAGGAGGTGGAGGTGGATCAGGAGGAGCAGGAGGAGCAGGCGGATTTAGAGAATCAGTTCCAAGTCCTGCCGCATGGACGGCTAGCCCATTAGCTAATCCTGGTGGAGCTTTACCAGTTTCAGTTCAAGGTTATCCAATTACAGTTGGAGGTGGAGGTTCTTTAGGTGTTAATACATCATCAACTGGAACTGATGGTACACCTTCAGTTTTTTCAACAATTACATCAACAGGTGGTGGTTTAGGACAAGGTGGTGCTCCAGGTAGCACTAGAGTTGGTGGTTCTGGAGGTTCAGGTGGAGGAAGTTGGTCATATGGAGGTCCAACAACAGGGGCTGGAGGAGCTGGAAATACACCTCCTACAAGTCCACCTCAAGGACAAAATGGTGGATCAGTTTATGCAACACCCTGTGGTGCAGCTACTGCTGCAGGAGGCGGTGGAGCTGGAGGAGCTGGAGGAACATCTCCAGGATCACCAAAAGATTCAGGAAGCACTGGCGGTGGAGTTGGAGGAGCTGGAGTAGCAACTTCAATTTCTACCTCTTCTGTTACTTACTCTGCAGGAGCTAAAGGTTATTCTTCTGGTCCAACTGGAAGTGCTGGAACAACAAACAGTGGTAATGGTGGTTCTGGTGCAGCAAATGCTGGAGCAGGTCAGTCTGGTTTTGCTGGCGGTTCAGGAATAGTTATAATAAGGTATAAATTTCAATAGATAAATTATGGCAGGAATATTAAAAGTAGATACAATACAAAACGCAAACGCAGATAATATTATTACTCAAACTAATAGTACAACATTAACTATTGGTACTTCTGGGGATACTGTTACTTTAGCAGCTGGTGCAACATCCAGTGGTTTTGGTGCAACTTATAACGGTGCAGTTAATTGGGATACAACAGCTAAAACTACAACAGTAACAGCAGTTTCAGGAAACGGTTATTTTATTAATACAACTTCAGGTGCAGTTACAGTAAATTTACCAGCTGGATCTGCTGGATCAATAGTTGCTTTATCGGATTATGCAGGAACTTGGGATACAAATGCTGTAACAGTTAATCCAAACGGAACAGATAAAATTGGAGGAACTAATGCTCCAGTAACTTTGAATACAAAGGGACAAGCAGTAACTTTTGTTTATGTAGATTCAACAAGAGGTTGGATTAATACAGGAGATGCAACATATATTGCAGGAAATGCTTTTGTAGCAGCAACAGGTGGAACAATTACAACTTGTGGTGATTTTAAAGTTCATACATTTACTGGTCCAGGAACTTTTACAGTAACGAATGCTGGAGCTCCATCTGGATCCAATTCGGTAGATTATTTAGTAGTAGCAGGTGGTGGTGGTACAGGTGGTGGTGGCTGCCAAACTGGTGGAGGAGGAGCAGGAGGATTTAGAATGTCTAATTCTTATAGTTTACCAGCACCCACAACTTCACCTTTAGCAAGTTCAACAGGTATTACAGTAGCAGCAACAGCTTATCCAATTACAGTGGGTTCGGGTGGAGCACCAAATCCTGGACCAGCACCTGCAGTACCTGGAAATCAAGGAAATCCTTCAATTTTTTCAACAATTACATCAGCTGGTGGTGGAGCTGGACAATTTGCTGTTTCTCCAACATCTAATGGTGGATCAGGTGGTGGTATTCAGGGACCAGGTGGAACAGCAGGATCTGGAAATACTCCTCCAGTAAGTCCCCCACAAGGTAATTCAGGAGGAACTGTTCCTACCAGATGTGCTCCACAGTATGGATCTTCTGGTGGTGGTGGAGCTGGAGCAGTTGGAAATAATGGAACACCAACAGTAGCTGGTAATGGTGGTGTAGGATCTTTTGTATCTCCTTCTTTTGCAGGCTCTAATGGAACAACAGGACCAGTTCCAGGAGTTAGATATTTTGCAGGGGGTGGAGGAGGTGGTGGAGAAACAACACTTGGTACAGGTGGAGCAGGAGGTGGTGGATCTGGTTCATCAAATCCAGGAAGTCAAATGACTAGTGGTACGGCCAATACTGGTGGAGGAGGAGGATCTGGTAATGATAGTGCTCCTCAAGGAACTGGTGGTGGAAGTGGTATTATTATAATAAGATACAAATTCCAATAAAATAAAATTATGAGTGAAATAAAAGTAAATAAAATTAGTCCTAAACAATTATGTACTCAATTAACATTGGGTGACAGTGGAGATACTATTATCATTCCAGCTGGTGCAACGATCACAAATAATGGTACAGCAACAGGATTTGGAAGAACTGGAACAGTTAACTGGGATACAACTAAAAAGACAACAGGTTTCACTGCTGTTAATGGTGTAGGCTATTTTTGTGATACAACTAGTGCTGCATTTACAATGACACTTCCAGCAACACCTTCAGCTGGAGATATAGTAGCTTTAAAAGATTATGCAAATACATTTGATACAAATAATTTAACAATTGGTAGAAATGGTTCTAAAATTAACGGATTAGAAATAAATGCAGTTATATCTGTTCAAGGTCAATCACTTACTTTAATTTATATAGATGCAACACAAGGTTGGTCAGCAATATATGGAGCAACTGATTCTGATTTACCTGTACCATTGTATATAGCGGCAACAGGCGGAACAGTGACAACTTGTGGTGATTACAAAATTCATTCATTTACAGGTCCAGGTACTTTTACAGTTTCTTGTGCTGGAAATTCAGCAGGATCTAATACAGTACAAACTTTAATAGTAGCGGGTGGAGGAGGTGGTGGTAGAGATAGAGGTTCAGGTGGAGGAGCAGGTGGTCTTATTTTAACACCTTCTGCTGGTATACCAGTTTCAGCTACGGCCTATCCAATTAGTATAGGGGGTGGAGGTCCAGGTGGAACTTCTCCTTTTTGTGGAACACAAGGAACCCCTACAACAGGTTTTAGTCTTACATCAGTAGGTGGAGGAAAAGGTAGTGGAGGTGGAGGAGCTTTCCCAGTGGCTACAACAACTGGAGGTCCTGGTGGTTCAGGTGGAGGAGGGTCTGTAGGATGTACTGCACCATCAGTTGGCCCAGGCGGTCCAGGTACACAACCAACTCAACCAGGGAATTCAGGAGCTTATGGATTTGGTAATAATGGAGGAGCTGCTAACCCATCTTATCCTACAGGAACAGGTAATACAGGAGGTGGAGGTGGTGCTGGTGCAGTTGGAGTAGCTGGATCATCTTCAGTTAGTGGTGCAGGTGGGGCAGGAAAAGATGTTACAAGTATATTTGGAGCAAGTCCAAAGGCATTTTATGGCCCTACAAATGGAATTTATGCTGGAGGAGGAGGTGGTGGAATGTCTAGTGGTGCACCTGGAGGTCCTACTGCTGGAGGATTAGGTGGATCAGGTGGTGGAGGACCTGGTGGAAAATCACCAGCTAATGGTCCAGGCCCAGGAGTAGGAACAGCAGGAACAGCTAACACAGGTGGTGGTGGAGGTGGTGGAGCTAATACTACCCCTACACAATGTGGAGCTGGCGGTGGATCAGGTATAGTATTAATAAGATACAAATTTCAATAAAAACTATGGATTTACAATTAACAAAAACTAAATTATAATAGGAGACAATTATGGCACATTTTGCAAAATTAGGAGCTAACGGAAAAGTTATAGCAGTATTAACATTGAATAATAGTGATATGCTTAATGCTTCTGGAGTTGAAGACGAAACAGTTGGTCAACAATATCTAGAATTACATAATAACTGGCCAGCTCAAATGTGGATTCAAACATCTTACAATACAGCAGGTGGACAACACAAAAGTGGTGGAACACCATTTAGAGGAAACTATGCAGGTATAGGTTATACTTGGGATGAAGATGATCAAATCTTTTGGCCAAAGAAACCTTTTGCTTCATGGGTAAAACATATTCCAACAGCATCTTGGAAATCACCGATTGGTGATGCTCCAGCATTAACTGAAGAACAAACTGCTCAAAACACAGCTAACACTCATAGATGGGGTTATAACTGGAATGAAGCAAATCAGTCTTGGGATTTAGTTAATTCTAAAGTTTCTTAATTATTGACATCTAACTAAACAATATATATCTATTGCATAAGGTGTTATGCATAAGAAAATATTATCTCAAATAGACCTACATTTTGGTCAAGTAGAAATGCCTAAAGGTTTTGAAATAGACCGAGAAAAATTAGGTGCAGATATTTTATCATCTACTATTTATAATAGAGAATTTCCATTCTCTAGATCTTGGGATATGTTACAAACATATTTAAGAGAACATATTAATTTAGAATATGGATTTACTTTAGTTCATAAAAAAACAATTGGTAATATATATAAACCAAGACAACATTCAAATTCATTATTACAAGTTGATCCAGTAGATTTAAGGAATTCACCAGATTATGTAATGCTATATGGAGTAAATGTTGGAAAAGATTCTTGTAAGGTATTTATAGAATATGATGATAATAGAAGAAAAGGAAGAAGTTGGGAAATACCTTTAAATAACAACGATTTTATTATGTTTCCTTCTACTCAAAGATATCATATAACTGCTAATGAATCAGAACAATTAAATTTTATATTAACTACAACTTATGAATTTATCTAATTACTATTGGTACTTTAAATCAGCTTTAACTCCAAAGTTTTGTGATGATGTTATTAAATATGGATTACAACATCAAGAAGATTTAGCTATTACTGGTGGACTTGGTTCTAATAGAGATTTAAAGAAAAACCCATTAAAGGAAGAAGAAGTTGTAGATTTAAAAAAGAAAAGAAATTCTAATATTGTTTGGTTAAATGATAAATGGATTTATAAAGAAATACACCCGTACGTGCACGAGGCAAATAAATTAGCGGGTTGGAATTTTGATTGGGATTTTTCTGAATCATGTCAATTTACTAAATATAAATTAAATCAGTACTATGATTGGCATTGTGATTCCTGGGATAAACCTTATGATAAACCCGATGATCCAAACTCACATGGTAAAATTAGAAAGTTATCTATGACTTGTCAATTAACAGATGGTAGTGAATATCAAGGAGGTGAACTACAATTTGATTGTAGAAATTATGATCCTCACATGCGTGATGAAGATAAACATTTGTTAACTGTAAAAGAAATATTACCTAAAGGCTCGATAGTAGTATTTCCAAGTTTTGTGTGGCATCGAGTCCA